GACCAGTGATGCCTCTGCCGAACCATTGTGTGGGATTGGTATTCCCACAAGTAACAACAAGCTCAATCGGAGGCGCCTTGCCCTTGTGATCCAAATGGGCCATCGGAAGAACGACTTTGAAGGGCGAAATGATGGGCAACAAATCAGCACATTGTGCCTTAAATGCCTCACCCTGCTTGGCGCCCATTTCATCAATAACCATCATGCGAGCACCATTCAAACCATCATAGTGAGCACAATTGACATTGCGAATGGCAACGCCCTCATTCTTCTCATCCATAACGGCAGAAATAAATGCCAAAAGATAGCTCTTGCCAATGCCAGGTTCTCCATGAAGGGCCAAAATGTAAGGCTCAGCCCGCAAAAGACTGTCCTTCAACGTCATATCGCAAGCAAGCAATATGGGAGCCGCATCACGTTCGAGATTGGTAAGCAGCATCGTTGTGCGCGCATCATTGGAGCAAATAGCACGCGCCTTTGCCTCGGCAATAAAAGGATAATAATCCTTAAAGACAGTAGCAACTGCCCTAGAACGAAAACCTCGATCGCCGAGTTCTTTGTAACGCGCGATGCCTCCAGTCACAATACGAACGGCTTCAGCTTCATACTCGTTAAGAGCCTTGAGATCACTCGGAATGAGAAATTGAACGTAGGCCCGAACATGGCGAGGAAGCTTCATAAAAAAAGTTCCGACCATACTGCCAAGTTGTGAAACACCTTGAGCAGAACGAGGCAAAAAGCCAGTCGCTCGTGCAAGGCGGGCAGAAAATGGTAAGCGAGAATCACCCCCCATTATGAGGATAACACCCGCAAGGAGCGTGGTAACAGCACCAACGGGCGCAGAGCCGTTTTGATAACGGTACTCTTTGTTGTGCGTGCTCGCATTGGATGGCGGATGGCTACGACGCTCGGACGAGCTACCGCTCCAATCACTAGGATGACTAGTGTGGGTACGGCTCGCACCAAAGTCAGAACCAAAACCGGATTTAGACTCTCCAGCATCTTCGAAATCTTCACGACCATCGGAACTGGAGTCATATGTTGTTCCGGCGATAGAGGAGATAAGCGAGTTGATGAGGCTGTAGAGCCAGTTTGCGGAATAATAACCGAAACCAACCAAAACTGCCAAAATATCCTGAATGGTCTCAAGCAACGAAGAAAGCGCCTTCTTAGTAAAACTAAGAAAACGATCGCTCGCACGACGAAGGCCACACCAAATAAAGGCAGTGATGAGACCAGCAAGGCCCATCTTGGCAAGATACGCAGGTACCTCACCAGTGATTGCACGAAAAAGGCCGACCACAAGACCCTTAAACCATGCAAGAAGTTCGGGAACTTTCTTCAACAGGTTAGCAGGATTAAGAGCCGACAAATTAGAGGCAAGTTGTGCGCGGAAACCGCGCATCTCATGAGCAGCGACATTAATCTCGTCAGCCGCGCTGCCAATTTTAGATGATGCTTCGGAGACACCACCAAGGGTGCTGTTAATCTTATCAGACTCACCGGTAAGAAACCAGGAGCTAAAAGTTTGGCAGCGGACCCGAACAGAAGGCTTGAAGCCAGGCATGGACTCAAGTTCACGATGAGTATACAAAAGCATGGCACGGCGGAAACCGCTCGTGCCAGCTGCATTCAGAAGTGTTGTCAACTCCGAATTGACAAGAGGCCCAAGAGGCTGTTGGGTCTGGGTAGCACCGCGAATGGTCTTCGCGATGTCCTCAGCCTCATTAAATGGGGCCGGCACAACATCAGGCACAGTGGTGCTATTAGCCACGAGACGCGGGGTAGAATAACGTTTTCCCCGTGTGGTTGGCATGTGATAGCGATCACGTGCGCCATAGTTGGGCGCAAGGCGCGGTCGAGCGCCTGGCTGGTGGTTCGGAATGCCAGAACCACCAGGCTGCGCGGAATCCGCGCAGGAATCCTCCCCGAATAGGGAGGAAATCCGCGCGGAATCCGCGCGGAAGTCAGCCAGTTTGGCTGCTGGTGCCACCCCCGATGGGGTGGTCTTTGCTGGCCGCACCAGCGTGTGTCCGGT